GGTGACATTCTTTATATCTCCTAAGATCGGGGTTCGCGGCCAATGGGACTTTAGCGCCAGGCGGCAGTAAGGTTCCATCTCAACGAAACAGGTCGTGCGAAAAAATCCGGTGGCCTCAAGACCAAGCGCGAAGCCACCGATACCAGAGAACAGATCCAACGTCCGCAGCATCAAATGATCTGTGCCAGACTTAGGATAAGTTCTCCGATCCAGACCAACAGAGTGATGTCAAAGTTCATTATATATTTTGTCCCTTCGATCCTGTGCCTCATCTAAAACAATGTCCAGTTCATCCGTTACCATCCGATCTGGAGTAAGTGGCCCCTCAAGGGGGACCACTTTTTTGCCGTCCGAAGACCACGCTGTCATCTTAAAATTGGTCGCTGAATTCATAACCTTCTCCTACATATCCGCCGTGGATGTCTAATTGTGGCCAGTCTTTCCTGAGTTTCTCAACGATCTTCTCAGGGGGAGACCACGCCGTTAAAAAATCGTAAGTGACGTATTTCCCGCCAACATGTTTGTGCGTCCCTACATCACGCTTCACGTCATAAGCGTTCCACTTGGTGTCCCAGTTTTCACAACACCAGTCATACCAGTTGGGGTTTTTCGTTTGACTTAGTGCGTCGGGCATCGGGATTATCTTTTCGAAGTCGAAGCCCTTCCCCATGTGCTTCAGAAAACGGTTCACTTCCTTCGTTGCACCGTCCACTGTCAAGTTGTTGCTAACATGATTAGGCATACGCTTTCTCCTTTCTTTGGTTAGCCAAGAAAACCGCTTTGGCGAACCCACGCGGGGTAGCCGATCTGATGTTCTTGGTCTTGAGTGATTTCCCACCTGTCCTCGCATGGATAGGTGAAAAGTTCTTCCCCTTCTTGGGGTCTTTCCGATTGCAGACCACGTTGCGCGGATCAACTGAACGAGTTTCCGGCATTTCGAAGGTGCTGCCCGTCCATAGGCAAGTGCGCTTTCGGTATGCATCACGCGGTGGAATGAGGTCTGGCCATTCTGGATGCACATCGTCGGTGGGCAAGTAACCCCCGTACTCATGTGGGTCGAATACGAAGTTTGCCTTCCTCCACAATCGGCTTAACGCCCCCACCGGATTTTCTATGTAGAAGGGGACGTGCAAAGAACAGCCAACCAAGGAACATTCCATGACGTGGTCGGTTGCGGTTTGCTGAAAGTGGGGATCTTTTTTCTCTTTGTCTTTCCACCATCTTGCCCCAGCGGAACTGAGGTCGGTGCATGGGGGGAAGGCTGACATGAACACGGCCTTGTTCATGTGACGATTGACAATTTTCAGAAGTGTAATGTTGTCGTACAGGTCGGCATGGATATTAAAAATATTCCCACCACCCTCAAAGGATTCAAAATCGGATGGTTCTAACTGACCCAATGGACTTGGCTTATGCTGGATGTCGTAAGCAAAGCACTGATATCCAGCTTCCGCCCAAGGGCGAAGTGCTTCGCCCGTGAAATCGTACAATGATATGACATGGTTTTTTATGTCAGGCATCTTACTACCCTTTCAATTTCGCCGTGGGGATAATCTTCCCTCACGCCTTCAACGTTTTCGTACAGGGTTTCGATGTCGGTGTGTTCGCCAGTGCCGTCACATACTGGGCAAGACGTGTCACCTATCCAAGGAGCGGTACAATTTTCAAACCACCCCATGCCACTGCACTCAGGGCAATCACCCTTGATGTGCCATTCTATTTTCCAAGTCATTAGATTTTCTCCCCTTCCATCATACGCTTGACCATGTCCGCTGGTGCAACCCGATGGGTGCCGTCAGAACATTCTAACATGATTTTGTTCTTTCTGGCCTTGGTTTTTAAACCAGTGATTTTGTAGGTATCGCCACCAATGGTGCAGGATTTGTCCAGCCAATCTGGGTCTAGGCCGCATAAGTTCTTGGCGTATCTGGTGAAGTCTGACCGCTCACGTGTCAGAACAACACCGTCTTCGCTAACGATGTTCGCTGTAATCTTGGAAGTGAAACGGTTGCCTTCGAATGAGATGTTCCCGATATCCAAAGTAATGCCGAAGTGATCAGCGACATCATTCAAGGACGTGTTGATGGCCGACCTGACATCGGCAAGATTTGATTTGTTAAAAGATGTAAGCATAATAGTTCTCCTTTCTATAAATAAAGTACCATTAAACATGGGAGAGGGTCAAGCTGTACATATATAGGAGCGATTTGAAAAAAAAGTTTTTTTTTTTGAATTTTTTAACAAAAAAAGTGAGACACTGGGACGAACCAGAAATTACTCAACTGTAACCATTGACCACTAACCATTACAACAATCTTAACTCGTCCCAGTGCTCGTCCCACCTGTCCCAAAAAGACTGCATCCGTCCCACTTCTCCGTCCGTGCGAAAGTTGAAAAATCATAAACAGGTACTGGATTTTGAGATTGCTCCTATATAGGATGTAGGTATGGGAAGACGATTAGATAACAAAGCTTCTGAAATTGAAGAGACCCATGGCCGGAAACTAACAAATCGGCAAAGGGAATTTTCCAGACATTTTGTGGATGGTACTCACTCAAATGCGGAGTGTGCCAGACTTGCTGGTTACGCAACTGACTGCGCTAAAATTCAAGCGCATAAACTTCTGGATGAAAAACTTTTCCCACACGTTGCAGAATTAATTTCAGAATTAAGAGACGACAGAGAACGTAAATATGGGGTCACTCTTTTAGGCCAACTTAAAAGATTGAGTGTACTGTCTATGGGCGCGGAAGAGGCTGGACATTTTTCGGCAGCAATCAATGCGGAAAAAACCAGATCAGCTTTGGGAGGTCTTACAACTGACAGACGAGAGACAAGTCATTTCCATGCGATAGAGAATATGACACGTGAAGAAATAGAAGGTCGTTTGGCGGAACTTCGAAAGAACCATCCTAGCGTTTTTATTGAAGCTGATTACGAGGTAGTGAATGGCGCAAAAACCAGAGACGTTGATGTGGAACAAGTTGAAAGAAAAGATCCCCCCTCACTGGAACACAACGCGGATTGAAAATCGTCATGGGGGTGGTGTCCCTGATGTACATATTTGCGCGGAGGGCTGTTCCTTCTGGTTAGAACTTAAAGTGACAAAAACTAACCGCATAAATATCTCATCCCATCAAGTTTCTTGGAATTACGCCTACTACCAATCGGGAGGGGTAAGTTTTTTCTTAGTCCACCCCCTCTCATCCCCCCACCTATATTTGTTTGGGGGGGACCATGGTCGGGAGTTAGTTAAACATGGTTTGCGAACCGGAGCCGGTGTCCATTGTCTTTGGTCGGGGCCAGACTGGTCGGGGTTGGTCGGGTCTTTGATCGGGATCAGTCGGGGTCGGGTCGGGGTACATGGTCGGGTCTCCAATGACCAGGTCGGGTCGGGTCGGGGCCAGTGGTCGGGGTCGGGTTGGAAGTCGGACCTCGAGGTCGGGTCGGGGGTCGGCCCCGCATTGGTGGACGACCCTGGAGCATAGAAAAGCCCCGGCCGATGAAAGGGGGTATCGGCCGGGGTTGGTGGGCGCGAGGGAGGTTAAGACCCCGCGCCCCGCCTCGCGCTACTTAGAAGTGTCAACAACCGCGCGAGGTATGAAGTCCACCATTGATCGTGCTGTATCGAATTCTTCCGCCTCATCGTCCCAACCACCATCATGCAAGTTAAGATAATGGTTTTCGATGGCACCGTCCACCAATTCCATCGCCTCCTTTATTGTCATATCAGCGACAGGGACGGTTTTGAACTTGTCGTCATATACTCTGGATTTAGTCATCTTAAAATCTCCTAACTGTAAAGCCAAAAAAATGGTTCGCGTCATCTCTAGACGCACAATCTAACAAATTTATAAACGTCTCCCAAATTTGCTCCGCTGCCTTTGGGTTGTCCAATAACAGGGCGAGAGCTTTATTCAGAGCTTTCGCCATTTCGTGGTCGTCATCATCCTGATAGTTTTCTAGTCTACCGTATAGTTCGCTTATTAAATTTTCCATTTTAGTAATCCCTTATTACAAAACCAGATTGATCGTTTTTTGCCTTGCTACCCTTGGGGTCAAGACCGACGATAACAGGTGACGGGTCAAGGTGTCGCAGGTCATGTAACGTCCCGTCAATTACATCATGACCTAAATACTTGTCAGGCAATCCATGCCCAAAAACTACCGCGACATTGAACCCCAGCGACAAGGCGTGAATTGCTTCATGCATGTTTTTTTCGCTCAGGCTAAAAGTCAGGTGGTAATTTTCTGGACGGTTTGGGTTCAGCAATCGTCGCAAAGTTTTGGTGTAATCCACAAATTGTATTTCTGGAAACCGAACAGGCAAAGATTGACCGTTATCGGTTGCGATATATTCGAACCCGACATCGGTTGACCCATTAGGGCGAACACATAAGAGTAGCTTTTCGCGTATCGCTTGGTTAACCAAATTTTGAACGGATGATGTCATCTCTGACATAAACGCCTTGCGATCTGTCATGAAATATTGCGCTTTTCGAATTCTAGATGCGCGAACATGGTTAATATCGTTTTCAATATCTTTAACCATTGCCGCTTGGCCGGAATACATGCCAAGGCAAAGTGCGCGACATCCCGCGCTTGAGTCAGGGCAAAGATTGCCCACGCCGCCTGTGGTATGTGGCGCCATGTAGTTGGTTGCGTTTAGGTAACCGTAATTAAGCGCCTTAATCATTTTCGCGCTATCGGTTGAAAACATTCTTTTAAATTTTCGCATAATAAAACCTCGTTAGTTATTGACCTAAAGAGTGTCCCACATTTTACCATGCGATGCAAACAAAAAAAGTCCCCGACCATTTCGGGTCGGGGTCAAGTTTTAACAGGGAGGTCTTATGTGCTGCCGGATCTTAATCGGGGTCGGGTCGGGTGTCAATCGGGGTCGGGTCGGGTCGGTCGTATATTGAACAGAGCTGTCTATATACTTGGGTCCAGTATCGCGCCGCCCAGGGTGATACCTGGGGTCCGGGCGCAATTAAGGCGCCAACCGTTTCCAGTCGGCGCCTGATTACCCTTTCCCTATTCAACATTAAGAATTGCCATGATGCTAAGTTTGGCATTAAACCGATCAAGATACGCTTCAATATTGTCTAGATCGGTTTGGTCATAATCCGCGCATGGACCTTCGGATAATACTTGATACAGATAATCAGTATCCCAGTCGCTGCCCATGAACCCCGATATGGTTTCCTTGTCATTCTCTATAAGAATGTCCAAAGCATTAAAGCATACTTGCAAAGTATCATTGCCGATGTGTGTGTGCGTTGTCATGTTAACCTCCATACCAAAGATCGGATGGCATCTCATCGCACCATTGATCATCATATGCGCAGTCTGTCGCATCTTTGGGCGATAGACCATCTTCGAAATAGTCGTGCCAATTGGCATCGGGTAAATCGTTTAGACCTAAACCCAATTTACTGGATACAACCGTATCGCATTTTCGTAGCCAAGTTTGAAAAGTATCGGTCATGTTAAACTCCCATGTTTCCAAGTATGATTAAAAAAGATAGAGACGCTATCGCGATCACTATCATAGTGTCGTGAATTTTTCCTAAACCGAACATTGATCACCTCATTAATTGTTGACGGGTTTAGTCTACTCCCATTATCTCCCATGGTCAAGTTATGATTGGGGTCGGGGTCGGGCTGTGTGCTGGGTTTGCTGCCGGATGGTTAACCAGGTTGGGTCGGGGTCGGGTCGGGTTTAATGGACCGTGGTCGGGTGTTGGTCGCACCATGTTAGTTGGTCGGATAAGATATTACATAAGACGGGTGAGACTAGACTACGCTCGAGCGCGACAGCCGGGCCGCACCTGGCCTGGCCGACCTTCATGTTCAATGTTATCCACTCACGGGCCGCTTGAGTTTCCGGTGTCAATAGGACGACAGGCCCGAAGTCGTTTAGGGAAAAATCCATGGCAGCAGTATTGCGCAAAAAAAAAGAGGCCGCAATTGCGACCCCTAGGATGTCATAGTTTGGATCTAGTTTCTGGGATCTGGTGTCAGCCCAAAAAACTTGGCGACCTTGGGCGCCTCGCAATCTTCTTCGTGCCATTCGCCGCCGCCGTATTCAATCTGGCGATCTTCTGATAACCAGAAACCGCCATGGCTTGGAGTGCTGACAAACCAAACGCCTTCAAGGCGGCGTGTTGCCAGATCAATTTCGCCCCAAGGTGAAAATCCAATGACGTTTTTACCTTCTATAATATTGTCCTTCATAAAAAACCTCCATAAGTTATTGACTTAATCAGTGTATGGTATATCATGGTAACAGTCAACAATTAATGAGAGGTTAAAATTATGACATTATCAAAAGGCGATATTGCATTATCAAACGCCATCAATCAAGAGGTGGACCGCGACCCATTATTCTTGGAAAAATGCGAGTATCATGAAAACATAGAAATGCTCAAGGTGCTTTATGTGTATGAAGTAGCGAAGTCACCTAGTGATCGTGAATTTAAGATTGATAGAATTCAAGGTGTAATTGAAAGCTTGGAACAGAGGTTAAAATCATGACAGAAGCAGATTGGATTGCCAAACATTATGGCCAGATTGTAGGCTATAAAATTACAGGCACGGCTATTGATGATAGTGATAATTCAAGTGAACCGTGGATTGCTTTGGTTTTGGAGAAAGGTCACAAGAAAAAACTGGCTTGGATTTTAATGGACCCCGAAGGCAATGGCGTAGGTCACTTGGATATTGTGGAGGAAAAATCATGACAGAGAAATTTGATTTAATGGTGCCCGTTAAACTAACTCATACTTACATTGGCGATATATGGGTCGCGGTGTCCGCCGATACAAAAGAAGAGGCGATTGAATTGGCGAAAGAAGGCATGGAAGGATGGGATGATTACGATACCGCCGACGCCTATCATGCCACCCGTGACGTTGATGTAACAATAGAAGTAACTGGCGAACCAGACGCGGATTAGTTTAACCTCCTTGACCAAACTTCGGGCGACCTTCGGGTCGCCTCTTTTTTTGTGTCGGGTCGGGTCGGGTGTCAATCGGGGTCGGGTCGGGTCGGGTCGGGGTCGGGCCTTTTCATTGTCGGCTGCGCCCTGTTGGTAGGCGGTAGCATACCAACACAATAGATGCACCAAAAACCTGGTTTTTGGATTTAAAAATTCCGGCCATTTTGGATTTAAAAAATTTTGAACAATCTTGGGCGGCTCCTGAGAATTGCAGCACACACCGATGTAGAACATAACGTGAACGAATTAATGTTGAAAATAATCAAATTAATTTGCCTGTAGCTATTGACTTACCATGATATCCCATGTTAATCTCTTGAGATTAAATCAACAACAACTAACAGAGGTTAAATCTATGAAACATTTTACTCTTGAGAACGGAACAGTTTTAAAGTCTGAAAAGCAGACTGCCGAAACTTTTAGAAAATTGCACAAAAAAGCTTGGTTTGTTAATAAAGACGTTGAAGCTTGTAAGAAAATAGTGATTGAAAATTCCGATCACGTGTCTTGGTTTGCCAATGGCATTTCCGTAACACTTAATGAAGCGACATCACGGTTTAATAAAAATGCCGCCATTAAACTTCTGGAAAAGCTTGGCGCTACTGAAAAGCAGATCGCCGATTTGACAACTAACGGAACTCGCGATGTCGTTAAACTTCCGACCGTTAAATATGAAAAGAAAAATTCTCTATAGTTCAATAACCAAGGGGAGCGGAAACGCTCCCC